TAGGGCCAGACTGGTATGACTTCGTGTACAGCGACAACACGTATTGGGACTCTGATAAAAGAGTGATTATTCCGTTTTACTGGAGAGGTGACATTGTTGGTTGCACTGGTAGGATATTTGAAAAGTCAGACAAGGTAAAATATTTCACAGATGTGCAACCTGGTTATGTATTCAACATGGATGCACAAACATGGGATAGAAAATTTGTGATTGTAACTGAAGGTCCGTTTGATGCAATTACCATTTCTGGAGTCAGTATACTGGGTTCAGAGATAAATGATATACAGCGAGAACTAATTGAAAGTTTGAATAAAAAAATAATAGTTGTACCCGATAGAGATCAACCAGGCGAAAAATTAATCAACCAAGCAATTGAGTTTGGTTGGAGTGTGGCTTTTCCAGAATGGCATGATTCGGTTGAAGATACCGCGGATGCTGTGTTAAAATACGGAAGGCTGTTTACTATGCAATCAATATTAAAAAGCACAGAAACAAGCAAACTAAAAATAGATTTAAAAAGAAAGATTTATGGCTGAATATACATTTGACGTACAGAAACTTTATATAGAAATGATGCTGGCAGATGCGGAATCATTTGCTAGGGCACAGAACATTTTCAAGCCAGAATCATTTGATCGTAAATTACAACCTATTGCTAAGTTTGTAAAAGACTACATGGAAGAATACAAAGTACTTCCAGATGTGGAACAGGTCAATGCCAAACACGATATTAAATTGAAGTCGGCGAAAGATTTAGATCCTAGTCACTTCAATTGGTTACTGGATGAATTTGAAACGTTTTCAAGACACAAAGCACTAGAACGTGCAATATTGCAGTCAGCGGACTTGCTGGAAAAAGGCGACTATGCACCTGTAGAAGACATGGTCAAGGACGCAGTGAGTGTGGGACTGACAAAAGATCTTGGCACAGACTACTTTGAAGATCCAAAAGGTAGATTGGAGAAACTAAAAAACTCCAATGGACAAGTCAGCACAGGTTGGCCAAATCTCGACAAGAAACTGTTCGGTGGATTTAACCGAGGTGAACTAAACATTTTTGCAGGTGGATCAGGCGCAGGTAAAAGTTTGTTCTTACAGAATCTTGCAGTGAATTGGTCAACTGCTGGTTTGAACACAGTGTATATCTCGTTTGAGTTGAGCGAAGAACTTACTGCTATGCGACTTGATGCAATGATGACTAACATTCCAACAAAGAAAGTGTTTCCAGAAATTGACAATGTTGAAATGAAAGTCAAGATGTTGGGCAAAAAGTCTGGCGAACTGTATATCAAATATTTGCCAAGTGGTAGTACAATACTGGATGTTAAAACATATATCAAAGAACTAGAACTTAAAACTAAAAAGAAAATTGACTGTATATTAATTGACTATTTGGATCTGATGATGCCAAAAAGCAAACGTATCAGTCCAGCAGACTTGTTTATAAAAGACAAGTATGTGTCAGAAGAACTGAGAAACTTTGCAGTTGAATCTCAAATGTTATTGGCAACAGCATCACAGTTGAACAGAGCCAGTGTGGAAGAGATTGAATTTGATCATTCTCACATAGCAGGTGGACTTAGTAAAATACAAACAGCAGACAACGTGATTGGTATTTTTACATCTCGTGCAATGAAGGAACGTGGCAGATATCAAATACAGTTTATGAAAACAAGAAGTTCGAGCGGTGTTGGTCAAAAAGTTGATTTAGAATTTGATGTAGACAGTTTGAGAATCAGAGACTTAGCAGATGATCCAGAATACAAACAGTTTGACAAACAGCGTAGCACAATCTATGATTCGTTAAAACAAAAGTCCAAAGTAAGCACAGATAAAACAGATGCACAACCAAAAGAAATTGATCCTACGAAAGGCGACGATGTAGGTAAAGTCAAAGCCACAGTTGAAGGTGGAAAACTGAGACAGTTATTGAACGAACTACATTCCGATGAGGAGCAATGATGATACTAATTGCGCATCGAGGAAATGTAAACGGCAAGAATCCCGAAAGAGAGAATACAATTGAATACATCGAAGAAGCCATTAAAAAAGGTTATCATTGTGAAATTGATATTTGTAAATTTGACGGTGAAAAATTTTATCTAGGACACGACACACCCGGTGAAGCAGTGTCTGTACAATGGCTTGGTAGTAATCCGTTGTGGTGTCACGCTAAAAGTTTTAATGCCTTAGAAGCACTGACCACACTGGGAATACATTGTTTTTATCACCAAAATGATGATTATGTTTTGACTAATCAAGGTTGGATATGGGCGTATCCCGGACAGCCTGGTGGTAGATACACTATCGCTGTGCATCCTGAAAAACTACATCCTGGTGATATAAAAAAATTTGCAGGTGTTTGTAGTGATTACGTAGAAAAATTTAAATGATCAAGTTAGTTGTTTTAGATGTCGACGGTGTGTTGACTGATGGTAAAAAGTATTACAATCGTGACGGAGACGTTGTAATGAAAACATTTTGCGATAAGGATTGGACAGCGATAAAAAGGTTTCGTGCCATGGGAATCAATGTGGTGTTTTTAACCGGCGATCCATTTAATGAATCAATAGCAGAAAACAGAAACATACATTGTATTGTAAATCGCAAAGACGGCAAGCACACAGACAAATCTCATTATATCACAGAGTTGGCAAAAGAATACAAAGTAAAAATAGATGAAATTGTATATGCGGGTGATGATATCTTTGATATTGAAATAATGAAAAAATTAAAACACTGTTACTGTCCTATGAATAGTGCAATGTTAGTCCAACAGTTTGCAGATCCTATTGAAGCCAACAGCGGAGAAAACTTTGTAATGACCTTACTTGACCAACTGCAAGAAGAAAAATTGATACCAGATCCAGACTTTGAAACACATTTGACTAAGGTTTACGAACTAGATGAAAAGGAAAAGTTCTAATGCACGATATCACTTTATACGGTCATCTCACTGTGGATAGAATATTTGATGGCTTTGAAGAAACACAAACTTTAGGTGCAATGGCCAATATGTGGCGAACATTCAAACTGATTGCACCTGACCTTGATATTGGGTTGGTACCCACTTCTATTGGGGAAGCAATGGTTTACTTGGACCGAGACAGTTGCACTAGATACTCTAACTTTGTTCCAGACATCAAAACTAACACACCAATCATACAACAATCAAAGATATCTCACGCGATGTATATCAACAAGTTACTAGATGTAAGTTGGTTGAAAGATCTCAAAGGCACAATCTCCGCAGATGTGTGTGCTGGTCCAAAGGTAGACAGCGGTCTACTACAATATGTAGATTATTTTTTTATAGCAGATGAGGATGCCTACAGTGATCTAAAAACCATTTGTAAAGACACAAAAGGCTTTGTTATTTTACACACAAACAAAAGCAGTGTGATATCGGATGGCAGATACGAAAACAAGTATGAAATAGATCAATCTTTGTTTGTTCCAAAAAGTAACGTGTTGGGTGCTGGTGATATGTTTGCAAGTAGTTTTCTCTATGCCTTGAACTTAGGTTTACCCACAGATCAAATACAAAAATACGCACACGAAACCACAAGCAAACTAATTAAAAGTGCAAATGAAAAAATATAATCTGCTTCTACCAATTGCCGGCAAAGCACAAAGATTTATCGACGCTGGGTACACAATGCCTAAGCCTCTTATCCTAGCCAGAAACAAACACGTAATTGATTGGGCAATGCAGTCGGTTGATTTGACAGAATGTAATTTAATTTTTTTAGTCAGAGTAGATCACATTTATAATTTTAGCATAGACAAAATTCTAAAACAAAAATTTGGCGAGGATATCACAATAATCAAAATAAACAAAGTCACACGCGGTGCTCTGGAAACTTGCACACTTGCTAGAAAGCACATTGACAACGACTTACCTTTGATCATTTACACACCTGATGTGTACTTTGGACCTGTGTTTAATCCTGCAACTATTCCAAATGATGCAGATGGATTTTTATTGACATTCACTGCTAACAGTGCAGACCACAGTTATTCAGATTATGGAACAGACGGGATTGTAACGAATGTTGTAGAAAAAGAAGTTATTTCAAAAGAAGCCAACGTTGGCCTGTATTATTTTGGTTCGGGCAAGATGTTTTTACAATATGCCAATGAAATGATTGACAACAACATTCTAGTAAAAAATGAATTTTATATTGCACCAATGTACAATTTAATGATTAGAGACGGTTTAAAAATTACAGCCGCTAATACTGAAAAACTACACGTATTGGGCACACCTCACCAATTTGAATTCTTTTGTAAAAGAGTAATCACACGTTTTGGTGACAAACCTGTTGCTCTTGCCAGTGATCATTCTGGTTATGCACTAAAAGAAGACTGTAAACAAATCTTAAAAGCACTAGGCATACAGTATATTGATACAGGCACATTCACAGACAAAGCCTGTGACTATCCAGACTATGTGTTACAAGTAACAAAATTAATCGAGTCAAATGAATGCAGTCACGGAATAAGTTTTTGTAGATCTGGACAAGGCGCAAATATCACCGCAAACAAAGTGAAAGGTATCATTTCAGCACTTTGTTTTGATGAGTACACAGCGGAATACTCAATCAAGCACAACTGTGCAAATCATTTCAGTATCCCTTCTAAATACGTAGATAAAGACAACTTAGAGGCAATCATCAAAAAACTTTTAAACACATCATTTGATGGCGGTAGACATTTTACAAGATTATTCAAACTGCTATGATCATAAATCCTAAACGCAAATATGTTTTTATTTGTGTGCCAAAAACAGGATCAACAACATTGTCAAAACACTTTTACAAAGTTGATGACTTGGGTGTACGTAAGACTTGGTTAAAAGAAAAATGGCACTGGCCCATGAGAGATATCATACGAGACTTCTCAAAAGAATTTCCTTTAATGGATCAATATTTTAAATTTGCTTATCACAGGAACCCATGGGATAGAATGATATCAAGTTGGATAGAGTTCACCACAGATCGCGGTCATCTGCTAACATGGAGTCAACCCTTGAAAGATCAATTTAAAACATTTGAAGATTTTGTTTTAAACTTTGAAGAGTCTGTATGGTGTCAACATATTAATTTTCAACCTACTTCTTTTTATACCCACACTAGGAAAGGAAAAAGTTTAGTGGATCACATTGCCAAGTATGATGATTGGCATAACGAAACAAAATATATTTTTGAAAAAATAGGATTGCGTATAGAAGACATGGAACAAAAAAGATATCGTAAAACTGATAGGCATGTAGATTATAGAAAATATTACAACAACGACAAAATGATTGAAGTTGTTAATCGCTACTTTGGCAAAGACATTGACAAGTTTGGAGATAAATTCTAATGCATTGCATACTGTTATCACACGTATTCATCAGAGAAAATGAACATCATAAATTGGATTGTGTAAGATTTGCGTTGCAACATTGGAAAGCATATAACCCTGAAGCCTATATCATTGTTACAGGACATGGTTTGATGCCCAACATAGCAGAGTATTGTGACTACTTGTACTGGCCAAATAACATCATAGAAAAAGATATCAACGTTGGTCATCCGCATTTGGTATCTAAAGGATTACAACATGCACTCCAAAAAGGATTTAACAAAGTGCTTAAATCACGAGCAGACACAATACATTCTATACCTAACATAACACAACACTGTAGAAATCTTCTGGGAGATAAAAAAGTGCTGGTAACACAACAAACTAGAATAGACAAACCTGAAATGGGAGATTTGTTTTTGTATGGTGATACAGAGTTAATGGCGAAAAGTTTTAATGAGGATAATTGGTATCCTACAAAGACTGGCATCATAAGTCTTGCAAAAAATTTTCTTTTACATTCTGGTGAAACAGACTGGCACACAGCCTGTGTCAAACACATGTCTTTTGTGGATATCTTCAACATTAAATGGATTGACTTTAGAAAAAACTGGCAAGAACTTAAATCAAAACAAGCAGACATGATGCAAAATACTCTAGCCAAAGAACACAAATATTACTGGGGTGCTATGGAAAAATGGCACGTGTGGGATGATGTAGGAAACCTAATATACTCTAAACCTAAAATGGGTAAAATAACTACAGAAAAAGATTGGAAATGAAAACAGCAGTTTGCATCAGTGGCATAGCAAGTTTTGTACCTGAGTACAAAAGAGTAATAGAGCAGGCCAAAAAAGTATTTGGTGAATACGATTTCTTTTACCAACAGTGGGAAGGTTACGATAAACCAGACGTGCCCAACTGTTTATATGTGCCCGAACCAAAATGGCACTATCATGTAATGAGAGATGTCAAAGTAAAACCTGACTGTGACATTTATAGAAAGTACACTAGACCCAACGGAAAGATGTATCGTAAACCTAAATTGTTCAAACAGTTTTGGCATTCAGGAAATCAACAGATGTCACACCACTATCTAGTAGAATCACTGCCAGAAGAATATACAAAAATAATACGTATAAGATTTGATACCATAGTGTCTACTAAAATTAATTACAAAAAATATTTGGAAATGTTAGATGATGGTTACACTGTGGGTTGGTATTCAGGTGGGATGAAAGACTCTGACGGACCAGGCACAGACGCCACACTAGACATAAGAGGTAACAACGGAGACGGATGCAAATGGCGTGTGTTTGATCATATGCTATTCCATTGTCGCGATAGATTGAAAAATGTCAAGGAGTTGTTTGACAAACAAGAACTAAACGGAAGTGAATGGGGATGGTATCAGGTGCTACATCATCAATGGGGAGACAACAAGTACTGCAACATATGGGGCGGCACCGCACTGTGTAAATGGACCAAGCAACCATTACAGTGGGATCAATTTTGATTACTGAATAATCTACATAGATAAATATGTTTGCTCAAGGCAATAACAGGCAAACATAGGCATGAAAAAAGACAAAGAACTAAACGACATAACAAGGCTGTACGATAGATTTATTAGGCAATGCCCAGGCACAGAAGAATACACGCAAAGGCTCGCTGAGGAAACTCAAATCATCCTTCGACTACGTTTCGTAGACTACTTCATCCAAATATGTGACATACTGGCAATAACCAGAGACATACCTCATATGACTCGTGGTTCCGCTGGTTCGTCTCTTGTCTGCTACCTACTTGGCATAACAGATGTAGATCCTGTAGAGTGGGGAATACCGGTAGCACGGTTCCTGAACCCTCACAGAGACGACCTACCTGATGTCGATATTGATTTCCCCCATTATCGTCAGGAAGAAGTCATGCAGAGAATCTTTGATCGCTGGCCCGGACGAAGTGCTAGAATATCCAATTACGTGCTCTATCAAGATAAGTCAGCACGTCGTGAAGCGGCAAAGCGATTAGGTGCTAAAGGTAATCTCCCTCGCAGGTTTACATACGAATCAGTAGGAGTTGATCCTACTGAAGCAAGGCGTATAGAAAACAAATTGAAAGGCAAGAAAAGATGCATATCAAAACACTGTGGAGGAATACTAATGTTTCAAAGGCAACTACCAAAAAGTCTGTTTACAGCAGAAAATCAAATACTACTAGACAAAAACGAAGTAGAGGATCTCGAACATCTCAAAGTGGATATTTTAGCCAATCGTGGTTTATCACAACTCATAGAAATAGATCCTACCATGCGACTGACAGACTATCCAGAAGAGGACTCCGCTACTTCAGAACTTCTATGCAGGGGCGACGTGTTGGGAGTGACTCAAGCGGAAAGTCCGGCCATGAGAAGATTGTTCAGGGCAATACAACCAAAAAGCAGACGTGACTGTGTGTTTGGCACTGCATTGATTAGACCTGTTGCTATATCTGGACGTAAGAAGGCAACCATGTTCCACGACTGGTCTCAAGAACGCATGAGCGACACCATAGTGTACGAGGATGATGCCATTGACAGAATATCAGAAGTGTTGGGCATAGACAAATATGAGGCTGACATGTATCGCAGAGCATTCGCCAAAAAGAATGAAGAGAAGTGCATGGAGTTTATCTCAAGATTGGGTGACCATCCACGCAAAGAAGAAATTATCACAATGCTACAATCCTTGTCTGGATTTGGACTGTGTCGTGCTCATGCTGTAAACTTGGGCAGACTGATCTGGGCATTGGCATATCAAAAAGCACACAATCCAGAAAAATTTTGGCAGTCATGCTTGAAGCACTGCCAAGGATCTTACAAACGTTGGGTGTACAGAACAGAGGCTAAACGTGTAGGCATAAACGTTGTTACACCAAGCAACTCAGACAATTGGGATACTCCACAGTTTCAGTATCGCAAATACGGTTGGTGGAGTTCAAAAGAATTCATGCCAGGAATGTATGTGCGTGAGTTGTACATGGACAAGATAGAGTTTGCTGGACTAGTAGCAAACGGCAGAGTGTTCAGAGGTGACAAAGGCAAGTATGTGACATTCTTGACACTTGGTGTTGGTAACGGCCAATACATTGACGTCACAATCAAACGTCCATTCTCATACAGCGATCATGATGTGGTATGGGGACAAGGCACAATCAGACACAGCAACAATTCAGACTATGTCGAGTGTTACGATTACCAAGGGTTTCGATTGGAGAAATTCGCGAGAGCGTAAAAGCGTAAATTACCAAAAATAAGTGTAAGCAAAAAAATAACGCGAAGCGTTAAAAAGCGTAAAGACGGCCTGCTCCTTTTGAACTGACCGTCTCCACTGTTCAGTACTAGAATGAGATTTTAAATCCTATAACTGTTTCTGTGTGATCCAAATTCACGTCAAAGTCTGAGTTGGCATACACTGAGGCTTTTTCGCCTAGGTCTTTGGAAAGGTCCAATTCAAAGTTGTCAAAAGATGCATTGAAGTCATCATCAACCGAGTAGTTGACTCCGGTTGTGACATCCATGGTCAACACTGAACCCCAGTCGGTGTCCAGATACATCGCATTGGTCTCTGCATCAATTTTTCTTTCAGCGCCTACAGTGAATCCCACTTCGGCCGCTTCAGCAGGTGCTGGTTTCAGCACACTCCATAACACGCCCAGTGCGATTATGATGGCCGCACCTATCGCCATTTTTTTCTTAGTCATTTTCATAGATCTTTAGTCTCCTGTTGTCTATAGTTGAAATGCGATCACAGGCCTCGTGATCGCTACGGATTGTACGACATATTTATCGCAATAGCAACCTATAATTGTGTGTTTGGTAAAATAAATGCCTGTGCGTGTGTGGTTGTAAATATTCGCAAATGATCAATCGCAGACTGTTTGAACACTACAGCATAGACACTGACAAGGATCTCAAAATAGATCGTGTGTGTGCGAGACCCTACGACACTGTGTTGATCGACAAGATGGGATCCTGCTATGCCTGTGAGTGCACCGCGTGGTTGCCACAGAGCATAGGCAATCTACAGGTGCGTGAACTCGCAGACATCATTGGCAGTGACACACACCAACATCTGCAGTCGTCGGTGGCAGACGGCACCTACAGATACTGCAACGCGGCTCAGTGTGCCTATATCAGAAAAGGTGTCATACACAAACGCGCAGGCAGTCACATACGTCACCTGCGACTGGGCATTGACGACAGTTGTAATCTGCGCTGTCCCAGTTGTCGTGACAGATTGATCTTTCACAAAGAAGGCTCCGCACACAGATTGGGCATACGTCTAGCAGATCGTGTGCTGGATTGGTTGCAGGGCGTGGAGCATGACATACAGGTACATCTGGGATCAGATGGTGATCCATTTGCATCGTATGTGTACAGGCATTTCATGGATCAGGCTCCCGAGCGTGACAACATCAAATACAGCATACTCACCAACGGCTTGATGTTCCGAGAGTTCATTCCGCGAGTGCCTTATGTGATACGCAATCTTTGGGATCTTGGAGTCAGCATTGACGGTGCCACACCGGACACCTATGAACAACTGAGACTGGGCGGTCGTTGGGACAAATTACAGGACAATCTGCAGTGCATGTCAGAACTGAAACAGGAGCACGGATTTCATTTTGCTCTGCACATGGTGGTACAACAGGCCAACTGGCATGAGATGGATGACATGGTGATGTTGGCACATCAGTATCAGGCAGATCGAGTGTACTTCAACAAGATCGAAGACTGGAATACTCGACTTGATCACACTAATCAAACTTTTACACATAAGC